GCCTCAGTGCTGCTTGCACCAAGTCATTCGCCGACATTCCAAAGGTGTACGTTCCGCTTGTAGCCATTTACTTTCCTTTTGGCAGTTTCTGCTTTTGTGGCGTTGCCAAGCCCGCGAGCGCAGCCAGGCTTTTACCCAACTGCGCTCGAGACTGTGACTTCACCGGAGTTGGCGCTTCGCGCTTTTGCGGAGGCTTTGTGGCCATAGCATTCTCCAAAGTGTTATAACTATTACAGTGTGCCTTGCTTTTTCAAGCTCAGAATCAAGGTGAACGAGATCGTTGCGGCTGCTGCCCAACCCTGCGTGGACAAGAAGATCTTGCCAGTGCGACCTGCCCCAGAGTTGTTTGTCAAGCCACCAAATCGCTCGTATTTCTCAGTACCTCGGCCGTCCAGTTCCACCATCCGTGTTGGGGTGGTAGCGTCCCAGTCCAACCGGCACTCAAGCGTATCCTCGATGGAATACTGAATGCGGTCAACAATGAGGCCCAGGGGCTTGATCAAACCAGTGTTGTCCATGCCGGCCAGCAAGCTGGGGTCGGCAATGACAGTTCTGGCCAGATCGGAAGTATCAAGAATGCCCTCAACCTTGACGACACAGTTACGGGGACCATCAAGGATGATCTGGGTGTTCACTGAGTTTGCCATGATTGGGGCTTTCTATTAGCGGTTACGGACAGCGGTAACGTAGTCGCATCCGAGGGTTCGCGCAACAGCAGTACTGTTGAGCAAGCCAAAGGATGGATTGAGCACCGCAGTGGTGAGGCCGTTGGTGATTGCAGCGTTGGCGACTGCCGCCACACGACCACGCGTTACCATCGCACCAGCAGATGTGCTCGTCGGGTCCAGTTGCTGCCAGTCGGCACCTGTGGTTGGGTTGAAAAAAGCTTCAACGTTGCCCAGGTAGTCGATGTGGAAGCCCAGTTCAAACGCCGTTGCAGCCACAATTGCACATGCGGCGGGGAATGCGACAACAGTCGACACACCACCCACAACCACGTTCAGTTGCAGTGCACCGGAACCCGTTGGCTTGCTGATGAACACACCGTCTGCAGCAGAAATCGGCGTAGCGCTTGTGGCGATCAGCCCTGCGTAGATGACGCTGTTGGTAATTTCCGACAAGATTCCGGAGAACTTGAAGAAAACATCCTTACCACCGCCGACTTTGAAGCTCGCAGCCGTCAATTGGTTGTAGACCGCGTCCGCTGCACCGGCTGTGGTGGTCAACAGAAGCTGTCCGCCGTCAACTGCAGCCAAAGCCGCCGTGCCGGTGCCAACTTTCGTGACTGTCCAGTCACCTGCCGCATAGGTGTCGAAGTCGTTATGGTAAACGTGAGCCCAAGTCGGGTCCAGAATACCTGCCTGAGCCATTGTCTGGTACAGGGCAGCATTCGTAACGCCGTTGGGGTTGTTAGTTGTCAGGGATTGTGGTGCCGACATGGGGATTCCTTAGTTGGAATTGAGGGATTTCCCACCCGCATTAAGGATTATTAATACGGGTGGGAAATTGACCACTACTTATGCAGCGTTGGAACCGTACAGTGCACGGGGGTTGACCCACAGGAAGGTATAACGCTCATAAGCGCCGACCTTGAAGTTGCGGGTATCCGCATCATTGTCTTCCCAGATGTCCACACCCTCGCGCTCTTGCCAAATGAGGCCTTCTTGAGCGTTGGTGGTGATGAACCAGGGACCGGAACCTGCCAGATACGGGCAAACCACCACGCCACCAGGGATCAAGTTTTGCACATTGATCGGGTTGATGTCGTTTTGGTTAGTGCCAACGGCCTTGGCCGTGCCAACAATGCGGTCAGCGTTGAACTTGTTGTACGGATGCACCACAAGTTTGTCACCCATCAGAGGCTCGATGTAGCCCTTGTCGTCCTTGGCTTGCATCATCAAAATGAGCATGTCTTCCAGGGCTGCTTGCGACAGCGCCGAGTCAACAGTCAATTTGTTTTGCCATGTGCCGCCGCTGAAGTTGGGGTGAGTCGTGTTCAGCAAGGTAACGCCATCGCCGCCGTTGTAGCCGCTGGTGAATGCACGCGAGTACACGTTCACAGCGTTGATGTTGCGGGTTTCATCGAAGGCGCGACGCAGCTTCATGACGCGATTTTTGGTCAGCTTCATGTAGAGGTTGTCTTTCAGCTCTTCGTGAGTGGTGATGATGCCCAAGCCGTAAGCCACGTTGGTACCGCGGGTCACGAAACCTTGTTGCATACCGTCATAAGAGATCGGTGTGCCTTCGGGTTTCACAACTGCGATGCCAGGGCCGACGCTCTGCACATACTCTTCGTAGTTCTTGGTCGAAGTTTCCTTCTTGAACAAGATCGGTGCAAACTGCGGGGCTGCGGATGCGGCCGAATCCCACCAGGCTTTGACACCTTCCCAGAGGGCCTTGGGATACGAACCGGTATTAACTGGACCTGCCATGACAGATACTCCTTATGTTGTTGTGAAAGATTAAACGCCAGCGGTGTTCGGTCCACCCAGCTCGTGCTGGTTGAACATCACAGTCCACAGGGCATTCTTGCCATAGGCATTCGAGGGTTTCTGCACCAGGCCCATCAACTTGAGGTTGAGTGTCGAGGTTGTAGCAACGCTGGCCGTATTGAGCACAGAAGCGGAGTTTTGCGCTGGCGATGTGGGGTTAGCCACAGTGAACGAAGCGTTTTTGTTGCAGGCCGTCGAGGTCAGGGCATTGGCGCCGTCATCAGCGACTTCGAACAGAATGTCTGGGTCATCTGCGATCAGCACGTAGTAGTCTTTCGTCTTTGTGGCGGGAATGTTCTGGATTGTGAGGTCCAGATTCACACCAACCAGCGACGGAATGTTGTATCCAGGAGGCAGCACACCAACCACCACACCGCGAACGGTGTCTGTGCCGGCAGCCTTCTGCACGTAAGGGATACCGTTGGCGTCACCACCAGCAGCAGACTTCACCACGTCGCCAAGCCCGAATTGCGAACCGTCAGTAGACGGAATGCAGTACAGGTTGCTGGAGCCGGTGTACGGGTTTGCGTTGCGATAACGCGAAGGCACGAAGCCTTTGGGTTGTACAATGTTAGGCACTTAAGAGCCCCTTTCAAAAAGTTAAACTTTGGCGTTTGTGTCCAGATGGGATTCGTATCCCTTCGGGACATACTGACGGTTGTCTTGTGGTTTCATTCGGCCTTGGCGAATCTGCTCGTCCTTTTCATTCACGCTGGCATCGCGCCCAGCTTGAATGGCATCCCAGACTTCCTGTGGGCACTTCATCAAGTACGCACGGAGTGGGGTAACGCCATCGCGCTGAACGCCGACATAGCGGCTGATTCGATTCGCAAGGTCCATGTCTACGACCAAGTCGGAAGATCGGTTAACTTCGCCAGGTGCGACAAAGTCAAACCCATCAAACAATAACTGCTCAATCCGGCCGTCTTCGTCATTCTCCCAATAGAGATGGTGACCAGGGATGGTTCCCTGAACTGCCAGTTTCAGCCTCTGACCACCGAGGTCCGGGGCACGTTCGCGTTGAGCGCCTGTCTTTTCACGGGCACTGTCACGAGCTGCTATGGCTGCTGCGCGCCGCTGCTTTGCGATGGCAAAGCGATCTTCGGTGGCGACTGTTTGGGGCTTGCTAATGTCGGTCATAATATCAACCATTTCTTGAAAAGTAAGACTTAAGGAATTGCTCTTTGGTGTAGAGACCATCTTTGACGAACTGGCGCATGATGGTCAAGTCCGCCGGGGGAAGGTCACGTTCGGTTTTGCCGTTGTAGCCAGGGGTGTTGCTGGCACCATTGCTGCCAACGCCTCCGCTGGTGTTGTTGCGGGGTGTGCCGTTGGCTGACTGGAGGTTTTTGAAGCGGCGAGGGAAGTCCGAAACGACTTGCTCTTTGACCAGTTCCAGGAACTTGCGACCAATGGCTTTTTCGCCCTGGGAGCGCAGTTGTTTGCCAATCTCAATAGCGTGCTTGGTCAGGACCTCGTCCTCTTTGAACCACTGATTGCCCTCTTCAATCCACTCCAGCAAGACCGGGTTGTCGCCAGTTACTGGGGCTTGCTCTGGCTGGCGGTCGGCCGCAGCTTCCTGAGCCTCCGACTTGAGTGCCGCTTGCTGTTTGCGGGTGGCTTCGATACGGTCTTCGAGCTCGACAGCCAACTCGTCATCACCGTCACGAGTCGCTTGGGAACGCTGAATACGTAGCGCAGTGATTGCATCTGTGTGCTCCTTATCACGCTTAGCCATCTGGTCATCGAAGAACTTCCGGAACTGGGCTTTGGTGCCCTCAAAGCTGGCTATCTGTGACTTTAGGGTTTCGATTTCACCCTGCAGCTTCTTGGTGAAGCGCTCACCACGCTCGACGAAGGTCTTTGCATCGACCCACT